TATTTCTTATTAATTCACTATAATAATAAATCTTATTAGCAGTCTTTAATGGTTTAACAACATCAATTAATTCATTCTCATTATTGAAATAAAAAATATTATGCATAATATAAATCTTATTCACAACTTTCAATAACATTTTTATATTGGTTTCCAAATTTATATTAAATTGTCCAGTATAATTAAGAAGATTTTCCATGATGATACCTTTCTTTTCACCGTCATAAATAATACCATAAGATTTGGGTACTTCAATAAAATTTCCAACAATATGAGATAGATTCTTATAAAAATATACTTCTAGATTATACATATCTAATTTTGTAGCAGTTTTTGATAATTCATTTTCAAGATTGCTTATTTTAAGAACAATAGAATTATCTTCCCCACTATTGTAAATTAAATCATAGCAAAAAATATCACAAATATAACCAGTTTTTAAAGATATTGGATTTATTTTAACATTTTTCACTGGTAAAAATGATAGCTCATTTTTAATTAAGTCCTCATATTTATCTTTTTTTACTACATTTTTGAATAATATTTTATTGAAATTAATTTCATTATAATTTTTTATTTTATAGTAATTATTATTCAATAAATCTTCGTTTGAATCATCTCTTATTAATAAAACAATATTTGTTATGTTGCTTCTTCTTGCTGATAATAATCCAGTTTCAGAATCCTCAAATATTACAGTCCTGTCTATATCAGCTTTTAGTAGATTCATTGCCCTTACATAAGGTTCTGAATCTGGTTTAGGTTTGTTGCAATCATTTGCTGTTATTAATAGATTTATATATTTTTCTAAGCTGCAATATTTTATTATAAATTCTGCTGATTTTTTATTACAATTTGTAACAATTGCAATATTATTATTTTTTATTTTTTCTAAAAATTCTATAGCTCCATCTATCAAAATATTTTGTTGACCTCTTACCAATAATTCAATAAATTTATCGTCTTTTTCATTAGATATTTCTAAAATTTCTTGATCACTTATTCCTGGTATTAGAAATTTTAGAAAATTACAATCTGATTTACCTTTTATAAAATTATTAAAAAAAGCTTCATCAACGCATAATCCAAATTTAGATAATAAGGATTTCCAAACATCCAAGTATATATTATCAGTAATGACTAATGTTCCATCTAAGTCAAATAAAAATGTTAAATTTTCAAAATTGGAAACCTGTTCAGGAGTTCCTAATGATATATATTTATGTGTATCAATACAATTAATTTCAAAGTTAATATTATCTTTGATCATTTCTGCAATAACCGTCGAGATATAAAATTCATCTTTGAATCTAATATCATTATCAATAATTTTACAACAATACTTATATAATGTTTTTATTGATTCGAAACCATAAGCACCACAATTTGCGTAATTCGATATTTTTTCTTTTTCTTTTATTTCAACAATATATTTATCAACTTTTACATAAGAAAATAACGGTTTATTATTTTTATCTTCAAAAACAATAACTTTATTTTTTTTATCCCATAATTCTACAATATTTTCTAAGTAAAAATTGTCGGCATCAATTGAAAAAACTGGAATATCATTACTGCATTTTTCCATATATTTTTCAATCGCTAATTTTAATGTCTCTGCTGCACCTCTAGTTTGTTCTTGTAAAACTAAAAATATAAAATTAATATTGGGATATTTTTCTCTTAGTATATTTTCAAAATCATATTTTTCATATTCTTTATTGTAAGGAATTAGAACTTCATCACATGATAAATTATCTAATAACCAAAAAATAATTGGTTTCCCATAAATTGGTATTAATGCTTTGGGTATATTATATTTATTTTTAAATCTTTGACCTATTCCTCCTAAAGGTATAATAATCATTAATAAAAAAAATTTTTTTAATAATTTGATTGAACGCAAAATAATAAATATTTTCTATTTTAGATGTCTAATAAATTTATTATTTACAAGGGCTCTGGTGGATTAGCTCATATGTTAAGAGGATTAGCTCATTGCATAAAATTAGCAAATATAACACAAAGATATTTAATAATAGATTGTAAATGTAATAAAGGTTTTGGATGTAATTTTAACGATTTTTTCAAAATAGATGGATTAAAATACTCAGATAACTATGATATTATTCCATCTACTTATAATTTTAAAGGATTTACAATAGATGAATTAAGAAAACAAAAAATATCTTGCGATAATAGATCTTATTATATTTTTGGATATATTATAAGTGATTTTGATGAAAGAAGTAATGATGATATAGTAATTTATGGAGGAACTGGAGGGAATAAATTAATTGGAAACCTAAGAGTTAATGATAATATAATGTCTCTTTTAAATAAAGAGCCACAAATTAATGATAAATATATATCAGTTCATTTTAGGAACACAGATATCAAAAATTCATTTGATAAATTTTCGACTAGAATAAAAAGAGCAATTATGACAACTAAAATAAATACAGTATATTGGGCAAGTGATGATTATAAATCTTTTGATAAGTTATGTAAAAAACATCCAAATGTAAAATTTATTAGATATACAATACCTGCAGAAAAAGTTATAAGAAATATTCATAGTGAAACAAAAGATAAATTTAAACAAATTTATGACTGCTTAAAAGATATTTATTTCATATTGAAATCTGATTATTTTATTCCATCAAATAACTCAGGAATGTCATTATATATAAAGTTGATGATTAATGATAAAAACATTTTTAGAATAAATTCAAAAACTATAATATTAAATTAAATTATGAGTATTACTTTTAAAAAAGTTAGCCATGATGAAATTTCCAATTTGATAGATGAAATCAAAGAATCTTTCGATAATTATAAATTAGTGAAAAACGATCACGATTACTATATTATTTTAAGGGATGAAGAATTTATTGGATTTATGGATATATACAAAAAAGAAATGTTTCAAAAATTTTTTATTGTAAAAGAAGAAAGGGATAAAGGATTGGGAAAAATTGTTTTAGAAGAAGCCATTAAATATTTCACCCAATTTATTGATCAATCACAGATTTATTTTTATACTAAAAAAACAAATGAAAGAGCAACTCATTTATTTTCTAAATATGGATTTGAAATAGTAGAAGAAAAAGATCAATTATATAAATTCAAGAGAATTATACCAAAAGAAGCTCCTTAAAAACTTTTAGTTTTTTCTCAGGATTTAATCCAATACATAATTTAAATACTTTTGATAAGGCATCCAGTAATTTAAATTTAGGTACATATTCATAGAAATGTTTTTCACACATATTGAAGTACTTATTATGGGATCTATTAAAACACATTTTTTCACTACAAATAAATTTTGTTTTATTTGTATTTCCAATCCAACAATTATAAGATTCTTCATAATTTATATTTTCATAATGTTTCAATTGATCCTTTTTAAATAATTTATAACAATTGGGACAAGATGGCATAGTTATTGAAAAATAATTAGGTAATTGTTGATTATAGCAAGTATAGTGAAAATCACATCCACAATTATCATTATGTATATAATTTGGTGTTTTTGTTTCAACATATAATTTACATAATCCACATATAACCATATTATATAATTATAAAAAAAATACAATCAAAATCGAATATTATTTTTTATTTGATAAAGCTTTTTCCAATCTCTTCATCAATTTATCCCCAGTTATTCGATTGCCTTTATTTTCAAAGTTAGATAGTAGATCGTCATACTGTCCAATTTGTTTCATTATTTTTTTGATAAGGGGCTGTAATTTTTTTAATGAATTTTTTGAATCTTTCAATTTACTAATATTATCTTTTATTTCTTGAGATAATTCCTTTATTAATAACTTTGTTTCCTCATTTTCTTCTCTTTGTTTTTCTTGCTGTAATAATAGATTTTGTTCTTTTAATTTTCTACTAGCATTATTTTTAGATTTATTGTTTAATTTTAAGTAATTTGGGGAGCTTATTTTAGTAAATTTTTGGATTAATTGTAATGGGGCATTTTTTCTTAGCACTAATTGCATATTTTTGTTTTTATTTGAATTAGTTATCATTAAAGAATTTGGTATTTTTTCTTTTATAAAATTAAACATACTTCTTATTTCCTGTTTTTTATTCTCGTTACTTTTTATTTGCTCGTATGAGCATATTTCATCATCTATTTGAAATTTACTTACATCTTTTTTCAAAATATTAAAATTTTTAATTATTAGCAAAATATATTGATATTTATTTAAACATTTAGTTAAATCTTGATTAACAAGCATATCAAATAGCCTCGTTGGAAATAAAATGTCTTTATTAATTACCTCTTCAATTTCATATTTACACTTCTCATTATAATTATCAATATAATCTAATGTAGAATAAACTTCATTCAATGCTTCAATTAAATCTTTTATGAATTTCTTCCTGCTTGATACATTCATTATTTCTCCGACACCACCTTTTTGTTGTAATGACTTGTAAAATTTAATAAATTTAACAGATATATCTGTAATCTTGTCAATTAATGCCTTATATATCATATTATCTAATTTATAGCCATTTGAACACCAAGATTTATATTGATCTATTAAAAAATCTTTTTCCTCTTTTTTAAAGGCACCTTTGTCCAACATTATTTTCAATGTTCCTAATAAGCATTTTTCACGCTTAGCGCTATCTCGAAATAATCCTTCATAAGCATCAGGGGTAGTAAATTTTAGCAATAATTTTGGATTCATATTTTCAATTTTTGACTCAAAAAATTTTTGATTAGAACCTAATTTATTATTTACAGTATTATTTATAGTGTCAAAATAGCGTGATATTTCATCATCATATTGTGATGATACTTCATTTAAACTTTCAATTAATGAATCATATTTTAAAGTACCTCTTAAATTTCTTGAAAGCATAGCAAGTAAAGGATTTTTTGTTAAATATGGATCTATTAATGCTAGAGCTTCCCTAAATTTATTGTCAGAAATATGTTGTCCTTCAATTAATAAATTATTTATTCTATCTTGCTCTTTACTATTTAAACTATCCCAAATATTCGCTATATTGCGTAAGTCAGTTGTGATTTTTGATTTTAATCTTTTTACTATATCATTATTTGATTTATTACTACAACATAAATATAGCATATAATCAAAATTTTTATCGGTTAATTCTTCACTAAAAACAATTGTTTCAGCTGCCTTCTTATTAGTAGCTATTTTTTGCATTTCTTCTTTAATTCTTGCTTGTTCTAGTTTTGCTTTTTTTTCTTGTCTTTCTCTAGCTTCCTCAGAGAGAAGAACCGCATTTTTTTTCTTAGATGAAATTCCTTCTTCAACAGATTCATACTCAAATTTTCTTTTTTTTCTATTTTCTTTATTTTCATTGGAATTATTTCTATTTTTCTTAGAATTTTCCCATTTATTAACAATTTCAGCTAATTTTTTTTCATTTGGTAAAATATCTAAATTTAGATAATTTTTTGGACTCATTATAATATAACTAATTTTTTTTTTGATAACCTTAATTACTGGAAATTTGAGGATAATTTTTTCGAATGTTTGGAGAAACCTGTTTTAAGCATAATGAAATTAGCTTCTTCTCATTTTCCTTGCAAATTTTCGCTTTATATTTAACACTATTTTCCACCCATTTATAATAATCATCATCTTTCATCTCAATTACTTTATCGTATATTTCTAACAAAGAATTCTCATAACATAATGAATAATTTTCCATTCTGTATATTTCAGCTAATTCTCTATCCATTATCATTGGAATATTTAAATTGATTGCTAAAGGAATCGTACCAGTTAATCGTTGCCAGTAAAACCATCCTTTTTTCTTAGCAAGAGGCAAGATGAATTTAGCCCTATGTAAAGATTTTATCATAATCTCAGTTTTCAACCCAGGAAAACCTAAAATTTTAGGGTGATTCTCAAGAATTTTATATTTTTTGCAAATCCAAATCCAATCCCATTTTCTCATAAAGAACCAAAATTCATAATCTCCATCTGGATGATTATTCAATAATTCAAAAACTAATTCTAAATTTTTATCAAAAAGTTTCCCATTGGATAAAGTTCTTATTCCTCCAATTACTGCAAAAATTGTTGTCTTCTTATCTTTCTCTGGTTTCCAGTGCAACTTCTTATAAGATTTATAAATTGGGAGAATGCATTCATATATTGATGCTTGTAGATCATTGGATTTAATAACTGGAGATACTGTAATACTTTTTAACATATAGCTTTTTAAATGTTCAGCTTGATGATGAACATAAATAGTTCTTAATGCTAAATCTGTATTTTTAAAAATATCTGGCATCCTTCTATCATCAGTGCTTGACCCGTAAATAAAAAAATCAATATTATCAGCTTCCATAATAATTTGACTTGTGTTTTTAATTGTTATTTGTTTTGAAAATAAATTACTGTAAAAATTAACAAAATTATATTCATCAGCATCTACATTATAAAAAATTGTTAAGTCCCAATTATTCTTTAAAATTATTTCAATAAAGGTTCCTAAAATTTCAGTATGTTTCTTAGCGATTTGGATAAGAGCAAAGTGAACCATATTTAATTTTATAAATTAAATTGGAAAAAATAACCAATAAGTGCGTTCAAAAATAAGAAAAAAGATGTTAGTATAATTTGAGGAATAAAAGAACCTCACATGTGGTGGAGTTAGAATCACTTCACACCTACCTAACTCCTAAAAACTTATGGTTTTTAGGATTGACTATCAAATTAAAAAAAAATTGAATGTTATTTAATCAATTAACTATAACTAAAAATGACAACTATTGAAGGTGATACTTTAATTTTACGTCCCCGTTTTAATGCGCCCATTGATGAGAAATTAATGAAAATGATTTTGAAATGTAAGAAGATAAAATTCAACGATTTATTTAACCAATTTTTACCGCAATTACCGGATTGTATTACACACATTACTTTTGGAAGCAATTTTAATAAGCCGATTGGTATAAAAGAAGATGATAAAGATTATGGATTGATGGAAACACAAAATTGTTTGCCAAGAAATTTAGTTTTTTTGAAATTTGGAAAATTTTTTAATCAAAGAGTTGATAATCTTCCATCAACAATTACACATTTAATTTTTGGAGAATATTTTGAACAACCAGTAGATCATTTACCGGTTTCTTTAAAGTATCTTAAGTTTGGAGAATCATTCAAGGAAAAAGTAGATCATTTACCGCCAAATGTTAAATTACTTAAATTTGGTGATTTTTTCAATCAAAGCCTGAGCAATATTCCCCCATCAGTTGAGGTGATATACACTGGATTTAATTATTCACAACCTCTTATTGGATTACCAGAAGGACTTAAATTTATTACAATTGGAAATAATTATCGTCATTCAATCCAGGAACTACCTGATTCAGTTGAAGTAATTGCATTGGGATATTTTAAAGGAGAAGAACTTGAAGGAAAAAGACAGGTCATTCGAAAATATTATTGGTGCCTAGTTAAATGTGAAATTATCAAAAAACTTCCAAAGAATTTGAAGTATTTATACATGAATGAAAATTACGATAATTTTGACCAAATTGTTGAAAATTTTGAAAATGTTGATGTGAATTGTGAACAAGAAATATTGATTAGTGATATATACGAAAGAATTGGGTTTGTGAAACCTTAAATAGGAATTATAATTAAAGAGGTTTTTGATTATAATGTGTTGCTTCTTTATTGAAAATCCAATGATGATCATTTATATGAACTTTTGTAAGGATTCTTTGCCTTAATGCAGGAGCAGATATTCCAGCGTCTCTTCCTGCTGCAGCCATATTTGGAAAATAAATTTTTTCACCATTTGAGCAACATATTTTTATAACCGGTTGATCTTTCATTTGATCATCATCACTAATTCCAGCGTATCTAAAAAGATAACCTTTGCATAATGTCTTATTTCGTAACGCAATTCCAATCGCAGATCCAGTGCATCCAATTATTCTACCGGCTTCTTCAATACTCTTATAATTTGCAATTACTTTTCCAGATTCAACATTTATTTGGTCAATTGGTCGTTGAGCCTTCCTTACGACTGGAACTTCAGGGTTTTGTTCTTCAATATTTTTCACAACTAGATTATTATGTAAAATATTATGTATATCATCCAATGATAATTTTTCATCTGTTAGGATATCTTCCAATTTCTCAGTAATATTCAAAATTTTCTTAACTTCTTCTAATGAACCATCAACCATGTCATTTCTTAATCGTGTAAGTCTTTCTTTTAGTAAAAATCCCATAATTTTTTCAAATACTGGGAAAGAAATTTTTACTAAGTGCTTCATATCGCCATTTGGATCAGTTTCTTTATATAAATTCTTTCGATTTTCCAAATCAGCCAATCTACATAATCCAAACTTAAAACGATTTTCTTTACACTCAAATGCATATAAGTAATATCCTTTATGCGATGCAGCAGCTATTCCTTGATATTGAACCTTATATTTTTCATTGATTGTTTGTTTTGGAGAGAGTTCCTCCAATTTACCTTCAAGAGATTTTACTTGTTCAATCAATTTTTCATTTTCATTTATTACACGAGTAAGATTATTTTCCAATTCATTGTTTTTTTCCAATAATTTATTGTAATTTTCGATATTATATTCTTGGTCTCTAATAATTTCTTTTATATTTTGATCGATTTCCTCAAAAGTTAACTTATCAATTGCGAGTAACTCTGTGTAATTATTACCATCAATAATGATATTTCTTCTTAATTTTTTCAATATAGAATTTTTTTTAATCGCATTTTCAATTTGAATTTGATTGGATACTTTGAAAACATTAACTAGACAAAAATTTGAATATACTTTCTTATGAGCATCGACTCGAGTCACCAAATCATTCGAATTTCCAAATTTAATAAGTTTTTCTCCACTAACACTTTTATTATCGATTAAACCATAATAAACACATTGCCTATTTTTGGGGAATTGCTCTAGTAGAGTTTTTTCTCTAAGAACCTCCTTTTCTTTTTTTGAATCAATAATAATTTTTTCTTTTTCTTTCTCTGAAAGTTCAAGCATTAATTGATTTTTTTCTAATTTTTTACGCAGTTCTTCATTCTCTTCAGTTGTAATTTCATGAACAATATCTTCAAGCTTTAAATAATATTCATGTAATTGTTCAGCTCTTGTTGTTCCAGCTTTGAGACAAAATGATTTAAAAGTTTTGATATTCAAAAAATACTTAATAATATTAGAACCTCCTCTACCATCTTTTTTCTCCCCCTTATGGGGGAGCAAAATAACATAATCAATATCCTTTGTAAAATTTCTTTCAAGTAATTCTTTTGCTTTTTCTTTTTTGTTAAAATCTAGCCATTTCCATAAATCATCAAGATCTATCACAAAATCTTTAAATTGGTCATAATTTAATGTGCAGTAAAAACTTGCTAAAAAAAATTGCATTTCAATATCAGAAAATTTATTCTTGATTTTTGTTAGCAATTTGCCCTGATAATCCCCAGATAAACGAGTTAGTGGGTTTTTCTCAATAAGTTCAACTATATCTAGTTCCATTTTATATTTATAAAAAGTAAAATATCTTTAAATTATTTTTTTTCCAGGAAACAGAAACAAAAAATCACTATTTAAAGTAAAATTTCACTATTTAAACGCTTTTGTTTTTTAAAGCAAAAACAAATAAATTGACTTATTTCCAGTTAAAATAAATAATTATTAAAAATATTTTTAATTTATTATTAAATATTATAATTATATACAAAATTGATAAAAAATTCGAATTATTTTACGTTTGCTAAATGGGAAACACAATAAAAATTAATAAAAATTGTTTTGCACTAAGGGAAATATATACTTACATGGAAAAAATCTTTAAAAGATATTTAAAGATAAATTAATAAAGAATTATAAAATGGAAGTTCTCACAGATAGTTCTATTCAACCACGTAGTAATGTTATATCCAAATTAGATTTATTAATGACATCCCTATCAAAGTTCTATGCGGATGATAAAAATATTAATATTTTATTACCAATAGTCCAAGGATGTTCAAAGATATCTCTAAGAGTTCTTGATTGGTTTGTAACTAATTACTGCAAAAAACATAATACTGTTATCAATTATGAAAAGGAAGGACGACAAAAAAAATTAATTGTACATTTGGACTACAAGAACCAGCTAAAGGCATACAGCAAACGAAATTTCGATCCTTTTTGTCGACGTGAAAGAATCAATTTTATCTACGGTAAAGGTTGTGAACTTTTGACAACCGTCGGTCAACTTAATTTTTTCCGCTGGGCTATAGAAAATAACATAATCGATTACATAAGTACACGATTGGACGAAATCGAGTGCGATATGAACAGTTCATTACGATCAGGTGAAACAAAAGCGAAAGATGTTGAGAAAATAGAGGAGTTAGAAAAGAAGAGGAGAAAGCGTCATGAGCTCTCAGTATCCGCCTCGAAAAGTGTTAGTAAACATAACGTCAAAATCACAGTGGAATTTTCCTAATTTTTCAAACATTGATTACACATTAATTTTTTTATTATAGTATTTGAAACTGGAGTACGAATATTGCCATAAATTTTACAAAGAAATATGTATTTAATAATTTTTATGTACATTTTTTTCCTATTTTGTTTTTCTTCTATATATTTTATAGCATTACTCGTTGTCATTTTTTGACCAGTTATTTTTTCGAAATTTGGAGAGATATCTGTCCAAATTATAGCGTCTAAATTATTATTTTTGGCATAATTTGTAACATCGTTTATTTGACTTAATTTCAAATTATTTGTTCGAAATGATTCGTCTTTCAAATTAATATATCCAATATTTGATTTGCGAGTTTTTTCCCTAGTTTTAATCGCAGATATAGCTTTGTTCAAATTAGTAAATTTAGTCTTGGCAACAAAAATATTATTAGGAGTTCCAGTTTGATTATCTATAACAAGTGTTAATCTACCTTTACCTTTATCAGACACTCTTGAAAAATTTAATGGTAACAATATATGAGATTCTTTCCATTTTGTTTTTAGTTTAAGATTCGAGAAATCCCATAATAAGGATCCCCATGCCAAATATGCTATTTTCATTTATCTAACATAATTAGATAAAAAAATTATGGATTAAGTGCATCGAAATAAATAACGAATAAATTATTTGGTGTTTGGAATTTCAAGCAATGAGCTTTAAGTTCATGCTCTTTTATAGGCTTCTCCTCTGTTGTTCCAAAAGAAGTTTTATTTCTATTGTTACCTCCCTCAAATTTTTCAACATAGATGTTAAACCCAAAACTATTGAAATATTTAGACATCTTCAAAAGTTCTTCTTCACCTAAGACATCCAAATCTACTCTTCCACTACTATCTCCATAAATATATTTCATTGATTTACTAAAAATTTCAATTAAAACATTAAAGACCGTCGCATTATCTGTTTCTTCTTCTAATAATTCCAATTTAATTGAACTAGGATTTTGAGGAGGGGAAGATACTAACCTATCAATAAAATCGTCTAATGTTCCTTCATTTGTTGAAACTTTTTGGCGCTTCATATATTTAGATTGTTAAGATTTTTTTAAATATAGAACGAATTTTAATCTCACTATAAAATATTATGAAAGACCCTTCTATAGATTTTTATACTCCTTTCCAATCAGGAGAAGGCACTTGCTATCCTTTATATCCCGAGAATTATTATAGAGTTCCATACACTAAAATGTTTGGAGGGAAGACTAGAAAACATAAAGGAGGTGAAAATATTATTTATTCCAATGGTGTTAATCTCAATGTAACTGATAAAGAGATCAAGGGAGGAAAACAAAAAGGTGGTTCTTATTCTCCAGCAAAATTTAATATGTTTGGTGAAGAAAGTAGCTCTTCAAGTGATAATAATTTCTCATCTACAAATATGGGAATAACTTATGCTACTCAAGCTGGTGGTAAAAGAAAGCATAGAAAAGGAGGTGCTAATGCGGCGGAGTACTACACTGATAAATTAACTGGATCATATTCTCCTAAAAATATGTACGCAGATGTTACAGATTCACCCCAACAGTGCGCTGGAAAAAGAAAGCGTAAGATTCTAGGTGGAGATGCAGTCAATGACGCAGCTGGCAATCTCCAACCAAATCGTGCCGATGGTACTTTAGGGAGATTAAATCAAGCTACGGCTGGTGGTGGTATTCAATATAGAGGAGCAGATAAGCCTGATACTCCTTCCAATTTTTCAACTGGCACTATTTTTCATCCCGAGTGGAAATACACTAAAGGAGGAAAAAGGAGAAGCAATAGCAAGAAACGTAGTGGTAGCAAGCAGAGGGGTGGTCAAGAAATAAAGACTCCTGGCGCTATTCCTTTTGGGGTTGCTACTCATGATCCTGCAGGTGTTCAAGTTCAAATGGGATTTGGTGACCACGTCATTAAAGGGACAAAAGATTTAGGTGGATTTTTAACTAATGAGTTAAAGGATAACCTTCCAGGAAACATCAATGCCAATTTTGATAGAACTATGAATGGTGGTCGTAGAAAGAATCGTTCTCGTTCTCGCTCAAATTCACGCTCAAGAAAACAAAAAGGAGGCAACGTAGTTACATCTTTGTTTAACTCTGCAAGAGATATTGCCTCAAGAGTTCTTAGTGCTGGTAATGATAACATTCCCAAGGAATTAACTCCTAAGTATTTCAATGCAGCAGGTGGTAAGAAGAAGACTAAAGCTAAATCGCGTTCTAAATCAAAATCCAAATCTCGCTCAAAGTCGAGATCTAAATCTCGCTCGAAATCCCGCTCAAGAAAACAAAAGGGTGGTGATATTCTCGCATCATTACTTGAATCTGCTAAAAAGGTTGGAACAAAGGTAGGAAATGTCGCTTTTGAAAATGTTCCAGGTTCTATCCAACCTAAAGCCGGTGAAATACCTTTTATTAAGGAATCATTTGTTGGAGGTGGAAGAAGAAGAAAACAGCGTGCAGGTGCTGCAAATTTAGCAGAAACAGCTGGAAAAGTTGGAAGAGATCAGGATATCCCTTTGGATAATCCAGTACCATTTGGTGTTTCCACTCACGTTGCTCAAGGAGCACAGGATCAAATGTACGGTGATTTAAATAAGATGCGTGGATTGAGAGATGTTGTTGAGAGCAATCTTGGAAATGCTGCATCTGAAGCTATACAAGCTCAAATGGGTGGAAAAAAAAAACTCAGTAAGAGGAACTTAAACAAATGTGGTGGTGATGGCGACAGTGGTGGTGTTGGCTCTGATTTCGCATTGACTCTTGCTTCTCGTGGTCCAGCTAACTATCCTGATGGTCCATCCGCGGATAGATTTAGATACTTCACAAAGACTGCTCAGTTTATTCCAAATTCAATGCTTAAATTTGCTGCTGCTCCAATTTTAACTGGTTACGCTAAGGATCCCAATCCTTATCCTCTTGCTTACAACGACACTTGTGGAGGCAAGAAAAAGAGAAAAACTTCAAAGAAAAATAAGAAGAGTAAGAAAAATTAAGTAAAGAAATCAAATCCTGCATTATATCCATATGTTCCAATGTCATTTGGCTTTGGACCACTCTTAACAATAGGATAATATTCCATATTAATTCCTTGTGTGGCATTTTGCTGTTTAATTTTTAACTCAGCATTATCAATTATTTTTTGAGTCAATTCAGTTAATGTTTTTATACTATCTTTAAATTTCAAATAATTTGTTCTAGCACTTGGCATAGACTGGATAATTGCCTGCCAATAATTCAAACATTGTTGTCTCAAATATTCTAACTCAGTAAATTGATTACCTCTATTTGTTGTTCCAAGAAGAATTTGATTTTGTAATATAATCATGTAATTCGCATATTGTAATGATTTCGCAAAATTATAGTAAGCAAATGCCAAGAAATCTTTGTTTGCGTAATAAAAATCAACAATCGCTGGATTAAAATATAAATAATTTCTATTATTATCATCATTCAAATTAAAATAATTTTCACTCGTTGGTAGAGTTCCCTCAGTTGGATAATAATTAGTCTCGGATAATACTTCACTTAAAAGTTGTACTTTATTTTGCTTGTCCAATGTAAAATCACGAACACTATAGTAAGTATATCGATAATACAAATAAAATACAAATCCTAATACAAGAAATCCAAATAGTGCTCCTATAGAGATATTTGCTCGAATAAACCACGCGTACAATATTATTAGTACTAAAGCAAAAGAGAATAATTGATTTTTACCTAAAATATTAAATAACTTAAATGGACTTATATCAGAGAATATTTCGTCTAATTTATTTTTACTTTGTGTTCGTGCATTATTCTCAGCCAAAGTATGTAAAAAATCTTTAATTATAATATTTTGATCCATCTATTTAATTAGTGAGAAAAATAAAATACATAATTAATGAAAGTATAATAAACATTATTCCAACATATAATATTCTATTATCCTTTGTTAAAATAATAATATAATTATTAATATCCTTGTTATTTTCTTGATCATATATTAATTCTGTCATTTCATTTATAATATAAGTCCAATTAGTAAAAAAATTCTCGAAAAGTGTTTTGATAGAAAGATTATAAACTCTCTTGTTATATTTTTCTTGTTGTCTTTTTTTATTTTCAAAAATAGTATTTTCATATAATTTTTTGTATGATTCAGCTAATTTTAACTGTTGAAAATCTGATAATGTATATGTTTCTGCGTTTTCTAAAATATTTTCTTTAACCATAATTTACTATATTTTTTATTTTTTATGGTAAGCCATAAAAAATTTATTTTTATTGTATTATGTGTACATATTTCCCATCCCTGGATAATAAAATTGCGGTCCTTGAATTGTTGTATCATATCTATTACTAGTATCCTTAAAATCAAATAAAACGCTTATTTTTTTTTCATCTTTCTTTTTCGTGCATCCAATCATAGATATTATCCAAATTATAAAAAAGATTACCAAAAAAATAATAAATATATTAAATTCATTCATATTTTATATAATATTATTAATTCTTCATTATATTTATAAATTCTAAATCATTTTCAACCAATGCCTCTTGTATAACTTCCATGATATTATTAACTATCTTTACCTCCGGTAAATCACCATTATTTCCACCTGGACTGGCGCAACCATTATTTCTCCTTCTCCTTAAAATCTTTTCATAATCTTCCTCATTATCTTTTGGAATTAAACATAATCTAACTCCTGCTCTCTTAGCTCCTTCCAATTTAGCTTCCAATCCTCCAATAGGATGAACATTCCCGTGTAAATCTATCTCTCCTGTCATTGCAATATCATTCTTTATTTTGATATTACATAATCTACTCACGATTGCTGTAGTAATAGTAATTCCCGCACTTGGACCATCTTTGGGTGTTGCTGCCTCAGGACAGTGAATATGCAATCCAAAATTACCGTAGGTTTCGAATTCCTCGTTTATCTCTTTTTTAATTGTTTTTGGAACTAAATTCCACGCTAAAGTTTTAGCGCACATCATACTTTCTTTCATAACATCTCCCTGTTGTCCTGTTAACTCCAATGCTAATTTTCTATCACTTGGTGTTTTGACACATTCAACAATTGTTAATCCTCCTGTGCCAGTTACAGTTGCATATAAACCATTCACAAATCCAACTTGAGGCTCCTTTGCAATCTTTTTCACATGAACTTTTGGTTTATCACTAAATAATTCTTTGACGAATTCTTCACTAACATCGAATGGTAAAACAATATTATCATCGGTAATTTTCCTCAAATTGATCTCTCGAATAATTTCAAATAATTTTTCTCTCAATTTTCTCACACCCGCTTCATTCGTATAATTTTGAATTATATATTTGATGACATCTTTATTAATTGTTATATCTGTGTTCTTATATCCAACAGTATCTAAAATCTCTGGTAAAGAATAATTTTGAACAACATGTATCTTTTCAACCATTGTTAAAGCTTTAACATTAATCTCAGTGATTCTATCACGAAGAATTCTATCAATCGCTTGAGAATCATTATATGAAAATACAAATAATACTTTGCTTAAATCAAATTTAATACCCGAGAAATATTTATCCTGGAATTCATGGTTTTGTGAAAAATCAGTTAAATGTGTTAAAATTCCAATTATTTCTCTTCCGTGCTCAGTATTTGAAACTTTATCAACTTCATCAATATATATAATTGGATTCATACATTTCGTTTCCATTAAGATATCAACAATTCTTCCCCAAGTAGATCCCAAATAAGTATAACTATGTCCTTCTAATGTTGCTCCATTACTACTTCCACCCAATGGTAAGAATCCAAATGGTCTTGGACTTCCATCCTCATCTAAAAAACATTTCGCCAATCCTTTCTTAGCAATAGTAGTTTTTCCAACACCTGGTGGTCCTTGAAAACCAAAAACAGTTCCCTCCATTTTTCCATTCATCCACTGTGCAATTAATCTTTCTAATTGCATTTTAGTTTCTTCTTGACCATACACGCAATCATTCAATGTCTTCCTTACTTGTTCCAAATATTCTTTCTTCGATTTCTTATATTTGGTCCACTCCTTCCATAAATTCAAAAAATTATTGGCAATTGAAACAAAAACATGAACATCCTCTTTTTCCTCAACCTTTTCTTCCAATACATTGTCCTGTGGTTCTTCTCCATTTTCTATCATATCACTTATTTTCTCCATTTTGCCCAATTCTTCAATAACGATTACACAATTCTTTTTAATATTTTCATCACTTGGTGCCAAATCATCCTTTGAACTTATCATTCGTAAGATTTTATCCATATTTTTCAAGAAAGATTCAATGGTACTTTCAATATGCTCATTAACATATGATTTCAAATGAGATGTTAATTGCTCTAATATGACTTTTTCTAAATCAGTTTTGGCTTCCACTTCTTCCAATCTTTTCAAACTATTACTAACAACTCCACACAATTTAATTGAGTATTCTTCCAATCCACTCAAAACAGGTTCCTTCTTATAAACGCCAAATGGAACTTTTAATAAACCGTCCAAAAATTGCTGTGCTTTCGCAGAACTCTCTCTAGTTCCCTTCATTTCTTTCAATTTATCCAATGCTTTTGATTTTACATTATCAGTAACTTTCATCATCGCAATTCTCTTTTCATAAGGAATGTCATCCTCAGTTAAAGTATGCAATTGTTGAACCTTATTCTCAACATTCTTGAAAGCGATTCTAAAAAGTTTTTGTACAGTATAATGAAGACTTCTATAGATTTCTTCTGCCATTGGTTGTGGTTTTAAAAGTTCACTTGTGTTGCAAATCATATCATAAATAATATGTGCTAGAAATTGATCCTCGCTGTCGCTCAACAAAAATAATGTTAAAATATATCTTTGTTTCTCAGTGTTCCCTGTGATAAATTCTTTTACAAGAAGAGAAAGAGGTTTTGTACGATATTTTAGTAAATCTTTATGAGCGTTCACAATCATATCGCTTATCTCAACTTCATTATTCAACAAAAAATCTCTCAATGAAAGTTGATTTAAGAATCCATTTTTGAAATTATCTTCAATTGAAAGAAATTTTATTTGGTCTTGTGTTTTCTTCAACTTATCTCCAATTGTTCCTCCAATTCTAGTAATATTCAATGGATCTTTGTTAAAATATCCACTTATTACAATATTTTTATTCGTAAAGGGAAAATAAATATCTGCTCCTTCTATTTTTTCTAAAAAAGATTTATTTACACTATTATTTTTCTTGGGATAAGGTAATATTTCAACACTTGTTATTACAGTTTCTTGTTCAATCGATGAAGATGTTGGAACAAAAAAATTATCATAGAATTCTAAAAGTTTTAAATATTTATCAGAGATATTTGATTCATAATCATAACCTAAATATAAAGATAATATTTGAGATATTCTTTTGCAACCACCTTCTGATGTAATTTCAACAACCTTTTTACGTAATTCATAAATTTTATCTAATGATTCTTCAATGGAAGATTGGGAAGAATAATCTAAAAGATCATTTATCTCTCTATAATGAACTAATACTTCATCCAATTTTTCCATCAAAACAGAATATTTATCTTTTTTAAAAACTTTATTTTCGTAATTATTTTGTATTCCAGACATAACATTATAAATTTCTTGATAAAGGCGTCTATTTTCAAGATTTAATTTATTTGTCAAGATTGTTGTTATAATTGATTTGGCATTATTTAAATCTGTCATTTGTTTATAATATTAAAATATTTTTAAATATCTAAAAATTAAAAATATTGAAATTAGAAAACATTTGCCATTGCTCTCTCCATAAAATGTCCAGACTCAGGATTATTTGTATCAATCAAAGTTTTGTATAAATTTATAAATTTATATAATGGATTTCGCAGTATCCTCTCCTTGCTTGTCCTCATTGTACCATTCCAACAAGGTTTCTCAGCTTTACTGTGATCATCTATATAATACTCGAACCAGTTTTTAAATGGTCTTATGAATGCTGGATCAACTTTTTTACCCTCATATTCATTAATAATAAATTTTCCTCCAGATGGATCAACTGTACCATTTCCACAATTTAAACCATTATTTTCAATCATAGCTTTTAATTTTTTAACTCTATCATGCTTGGTATTTGCTGGGCAAAAGAATATAATATTTGGCAAATTGTTGTAATGTTTAATAACAAAATATAAATATGTTGCTTGTTCCCTTCCTGTATTCCTTAAAGGTCTACAGTAAATTCCATCAGGAATGTGTTTGCAAAAATTACATTTATCATATATTACCATTTCAATATTATTAGCATTACAAATATCACTCATTATTTTTACTCCATCATCATGACCACAATCTGCAGCCACATGGACTTTATCTTTAAAAGTTTTAGGTTTATTTGAGTAATTAAATTTATGCATAGGATATGGAGCATGATTTTGTCCCAATGCCTCTTCTATCGCAGTCCAAATGTTAGTGCCCTTATTTAAGTTGTCTATCCCAAATACATTGTTAATAACATAGGGTGGATTTGTCATTATTAATTTTTTATTATTTTGATCAATGTCGTTCATATTTTTTATCAAAGTATTTGCACCACCTTTATCTTGGCACCAAAGATAAGGAGTATCATCCCATTCTTGAGAAAATTTTTTATCTATTTTACATAAATTTATGAAAACATTATCTATATTAATTTTTTCACCTCTTCCCCAAAGTTCATCACAAGCATAACACCATTTTTGGATAATATAAGATTGTCTAATAGTAATAATAAACCATGATGCTGGTCCCACTCCATATTTATCACCATGATACATCCAAAAACCAGTTGGGTCAAGAACATCGTATATCCAATCATCAACTGGTATCATACATAATACTTGCGGATCAGCCCAGATACCCCCATGCTTAGCAAGAATATTTAATTTTAAAAAATCTTTTTTTTTCTCATTAGAATCTTTGATACTTGAGTTGATATCAATATAATTTTTAAAATTATTTTCATCTAATAAAACAACTTTCCATTCTGGGTTTAATTTTTCCCAGGATTCTTTTACTTTTTTAGTAATTAATGGAGCTTTATCCCAACCAGGTAACCATAAAAGCCAAATAGTTCTTCCTGATATCTTTTCAACTTTAAAATTCTCAATTTTTTTAGGAAAAGATCTACTAATTATGAAAATTACAGTAATTGATATTACAAATAATATGCAAACATAAGATAAATTATTTTTACGATTAAATTTATTTTGAATTGAAAATATCCCTAAAATAATTAGAAGAAAAATAATAAAATAGACTATAATCATATTTTATTTAAGATTTTATTTTCTAGTTCTACTTCTAGATTTACCCTTACTTCTACTTCTAGACCTACTTTTCCCTCGATATTTACTTTTTTTGGTTTTCTTTTCTTGCTTCTCCTCTTCCATTTTCTTAAAACAATCTTCAACGTATTTACCTCTTTTACTCTCCATTATTTTTTTAATTAATGATGGAGGTACCTTGCAAACTATTGAATAATTTATTCTTCCAAATATTCCCTTCAATTCACTATACAATGCGTATTTGTATTTTGTTTTGACACCTGCGAATAATGAATCCATTGTTAATCCAGCTGTTGTTTTTACTGGAGGAAAACAATTAGTATATCTTCTCTCACCAGTCTTCTTCAATAAATTTATATAATATCCATCTAGGATTGCCATTAATATATTTTCATCTTTTTTATCACTAAGTTGTGGAGGATAATCCAAAAATAAATGTGTTGGTCTATTTTCTGGATGTTTTTCTCTGTAAATTCTTATTACTTGACCAAATTTTCTTTGAAGATCTTTTGCCTCTTGTTTAATCTTTTCCAA